AAATGCCTAACAGTTGGATGGCCTAAATATGTCTCAATCAGATTACGATCCAATCATTGACGAAGCCAAACAGTTTCTAAAGCTCTGCAATGACGCGGAGACAATGAATCGTCAGCAAGGCTTGGAAGACCTAAAGTTTGTCTCAGCCGGTGAGCAATGGCCAGTAGAACTACAGAACAGCCGTAACCTTGAGTCGCGCCCAATTCTGACCATCAACAAACTTGATGGTTATTGCCGCCAAGTGACCAACCAACAACGCCAGCAACGCCCGCGGATCAAAGTCCACGGCATGAATACCCAAGCCAATAAGAAAACGGCTGAAGTGATTGAAGGCATTTGCAGGCACATTGAAGTCAACTCAAACGCTGACAACGCATACGACACCGCTTTTGACTACGCTGTTCGCATGGGATGGGGCTATATCCGTCTAATTACCAAATACGTTGCAGACGACAGCTTCGACCAAGAGATTTACATTGACGCTGTGGACAACCCATTTACAGTGTATTTCGACCCTAATTCCACAAGAATTGACGGCTCAGATGCAGAGCGTTGCTTAATCACAACAATGATTAGCAAAGAGAAGTTCAAAGTTATGTACCCCGACGCTGATGATGGAACGTCATTCACACAGCGCGGTACGGGTGACACTCAGTCAGAGTGGATTACCAAAGAGGACATCCGCATCGCTGAGTATTACTACGCTCAGATGGAGAAGGCAAAGCTCTACCAATTAAGCGATGGCACAACCCAATATGCGGATGGAAAAGATTTCTTTGCTCGCGTAGAAGCCGCGGGCTTGACCATTGAGAATGAGCGTGATTCTTACAAGCGCACAATTAAATATAAAAAGCTGACAGCTATCGAGATTCTTGAGGAACGCGACTGGCCAAGCAAATACATTCCAATCGTGCCTGTCTATGGCCGCCATGTGGTCGTTGGTGACAAGCGCCACAAATTTGGTATTGTTCGCCACGCCAAAGACGCACAGCGTATGTATAACTTCTGGCAGACAACCATCACCGAATCGGTTGCGCTTGCGCCTAAAGCTAAGTGGCTGCTTGCTGAAGGCCAAGACGAGGGACATGAGAACGAATGGGCAGCGGCTAACGTTAAGTCATTCCCATTGCTTCGTTATAAGCAGACTGACATTGACGGCAACGCCGCGCCTCCTCCAATTCGCTTGCAACCAGAGCCACCACCCGCTGGTGTAATGGCCGCCTCAGCCGCAATTAATCAAGACATTGCCACGTTAATGGGCATTTTTGACCCCTCACAGCAATTGCCAGGCAATATTTCGGGCAAAGCATTGAATGGCCAGCAACAGCAAGTTGACCTGACAAACTTTGACTTTTACGACAACCTTACAAAGTCAATCTGCCAAGTCGGTAAGATTATTCTTGACCTGACACCAAAGATTTACGACACACAACGCGTGATGCGGATCATTGGTGACGATGGTAAGCCTGACTTGGTGACAATTAACGAAGTCAAACAAGACGCACAAGGCGTTTATCAGGTCTTACACGACATGACTGTTGGCCAATATGACGTGGTGATGGAGACAGGGCCAGGCTACAACAGCAAGCGTGAAGCCGCGGTAACGGCAATGATGCCTTTGCTTAACGGCAATCAGCAGTTGTTTGGTATTGCGGGTGACTTGGTGTTCAGGAACATGGACTTCCCTGGTGCTGACATAATTGCCGACCGCTTGGCCGCAGCCAACCCATTGGCGCAAATTGATGAGAAGTCTGACATACCGCCTCAAGTTCAAATGCAACTGGCGCAGAGCAAGAAGCAAATTCAGCAAATGACTCAGCAGATTCAAGGTATGCAGTTGGCCATGAAACAGCGTCAGGACATTGAGCAAGTTAAGCAAGAAGCTGAGACTAAACGTGTCCTGATTAAAGAGACAAACCGCGCACACGACATTGAATTGCGTGACCAAGAGCGCCATGCCGACATGAAGATGAAGGTTGACGCACAAGCGCACGACACCATTGTCAAGACTCAAACCCAATTGGAAGTTGAGCAGATGAAGGCACAAGTTGCGTTGTTGTTGGCGCAGTTGGACAGAGAATCATTGAAAAATGCGTCTGCTGAAACGACAGAACGTGCAATTTAAACAGATTTGTGGTAAAAACCACTAAACCTTACCCGTGAGGAACACGGGGAAAACCCTTGAGGCAACTCATGCAAAGTGAAAAAGAAGCGGGTCAAGTATTGACTAGCGAGAATTCGGCAGATTTTTATTTCGCAAAATTAGGAATAGCTGACAAGCCTGAAGCTGAGGCTGTGGTTGAGAAAACTCCCACAGAGCCAGTCGAAGAAGCCACTCAGAGTGAGCCTAGCGAAGAAACTGAAGCCAAGCCAACAGAGGAACGGAAACCTAATCCGAAACTCGAAAAGCGATTTTCAGACATAACGAAGCAACGTGAGGAAGCGCGTAAAGAAGCGCAACGCGAACGCGCGGCTCGTGAAAATCTGGAGAGAGAAGTAGCGGCATTGCGTCAACAATCTCAGCCTCAACAGGTTAGGGTTATGGATGCAAAGCCACAGCCGAATCAGTTTTCTGATGCTTTTGAATATGCAGAGGCATTAGCAGAGTATTCGACTGAGCAAGCATTGTTAAAGCGAGATCAAGAGGAACGTGATCGCAGGGTCGATGAACAGCGTCAAAAAGTTATTCAATCTTGGGCGCAGAAAGTGACAGCAGCGAAGACGGAAATGCCTGATTTCGATGACATGGTGGCATCAAGTGATGTGGTCGTTCCTGACCATATTCGTGATGCGATTTTGGAGAGTGATGCAGGGCCACGAATTCTTTATGAATTGGCGGACAATGCAGATCTAGCCAAGAAAATCACCACAATGTCAGCAAGTGCCGCGCTACGCGAGATTGGTAGGTTGGAAGCGCGTTTTGAGAGGAAAACTGAAAATGCGCCTAGTAATCCTGTGGGTAAAAGTAAAGCACCACCTCCGATCAATCCGATCAGAGCATCTGGAAATGCGATGGGTGTCCAAATAGATGCGAATGGCGCATTTCATGGCACATACCAAGCGTGGAAAGAAGCCCGTAAGGCCGGAAAGATTAGATAAATTTGTTTTTTAATTTAAAGGATTAATCATGAGCAATACCTTGCTTACCATTAGCAAGATCACCAACGAAGCGTTGATGGTCTTGGAAAATGAGTTGACTTTCACCTCTGAAGTCGATCGTAACTATGATGACCAATTCGCTGTCGTTGGCGGCAAAATTGGTAACACAGTTAACGTTCGTAGACCTGGCCGTTTCATCGGTACTACTGGCCCTGCTTTGAACGTTGAAGACTTCAACGAGACAAGCGTTCCCGTTACCTTGAGCACTCAGTTCCACGTTGACACACAGTTCACCACACAAGATTTGGCATTGTCTTTGGACATGTTCTCTGACCGCGTGTTGAAGCCTGCTGTTGCCGCTATTGCCAACAAGATTGACCGCGATGGTCTGTCATTGGCTGCTTCACAAACCGCAAACATCGTTGGTGTTGCCGGTACGCCCCCCACTGGTCTGATTACTTATCTGACCGCTGGCGCTTACCTTGACTCCGAAGGCGCACCCCGCGATGGCCGTCGTTCATGTATCGTTGAGCCTTTCACAAGCGCAACCATCGTGGACAGCTTGAAAGGTTTGTTCGTACCCCAAGAAGCTATTGGCGAGCAGTATCGCAAGGGCTTGATGGGTCGTGACTCTGCTGGCGTGAATTGGAAGTTGGATCAGAACGTTGTGTCTCAGACATTTGGTTCATGGTCTGCTAACACCATCGCTTGCAACGTGACCACCGCAACTGGCTTCCTGACCTCTGGTTGGGCGCAGTATTCCACCATCGCTTTGACCGCATCTTCAGCTTCTACCCTGAACGCTGGTGACGTGTTCACAATCCCTGGTGTGTTTGCTGTTAACCCACAGAATCGTCAGTCATACGGCAAATTGCGTAACTTCGTGGTTCAGTCCACCACTGCTGTTGGCACTAGCGCAACTTCTGTTGTTGTTAGCCCTGCCATCATCTCTGGCGGTCAGTTCCAGAACGTAAACATCACTTCTTCTGG